CGCACTCTCAACTACTACGCAGGAAGCGGCGGGCTTTCCTCCGAGGAAGACCTGTTCGCCGCCGCCGGTCGAGCAAGGATGGTGTGGTAAATGCCCAAGCTCCGCTTGGAGTCCCCCACGGACTCGTTCGACCTTGACGGTATCTTCGGAACGGGGTTCGGCGTCGTGGCGCTTGATGGCGTCAACGGCGTCGGGCTCCCGTCCGTCAGTACGCAGTGGATCGAGGGGGCCGGCGACGGCGCCGTGTGGCGCGGCGAGCGCGTGCTCGCCCGTGACGTCGACCTGCCTCTCTACATCGCCGCCCCGGACCGCCCAACGTTGCGCGCGACGACGACGCGCCTCGCGCGGATGCTCGCCGGCCCGATGACGCTCCGGTTCGTCGAGGACGACGGTTCGTCATGGACGCTCGGCGTCCGCCGCAACGGCGGCGGTCAAATGGTCCTCGGTACCGACACGAACCGGGCCGTCACCGAGGCGAGCACGGTCGTCAGCCTGCGCGCGGGTGACCCGTTCTGGACGTCCTCGGTCGTCCAGCGCGCCACGGTCAGCGCCATCACCGGCCGAGGCTTGCTGAGCTACGACTCGGACGGCTCCGGCCCCTCGCCCCGCGGCGGGTCGTCGCTGTCGTTCCTGCGCGTGTCCGCCTCGCAGACCCTCGGCGCGTTCACGATGGCCAACGACGGCGACGCCCCCGCCTACCCCGTGTGGACCATCACCGGCCCCGGCTCCAACCTCGTCGTCACGTCGAGCACGGGGGAGAGCTTCGCGTGGAACGGCACCCTCGCCGGCACGGACACGCTCACCATCGACACCCGACAGGCGACGGTCGTCGACCAGACCGGCGCATCCCGCTATGCGTCGCTCGGGCCGGCGCCCCGCCTGTGGCGTGTGCAGCCCGGAGTGACGACCGCCAACGTCGCACTGACGGGCTCGACCTCGGCCACGACCATCGTGGTCACTTGGCAACCTAGGAGATGGACGGTCGTCTGATGTTCGAGTTCACAGTCGAGGTGCGTGACAAGACCCTCGCCCGCGTCGGTCAGATCCTCCCCGAAGACTTGAACCTGACCGCCACCGTGCCGTTCAACAACGTCGGTAGCTGGACCCTGGTCATCGCCAACGGTCACCCGATGGTGCCCGTGCTCCGGACTCCGGGCGCGGGCATCGTCGTGACCCGTACCGACCTCGGTACCGTCCTGCTCTCCGGGCCGGTCGTCAGTCCCGCCCTCGACATGTCCGCCAGCGCGCCGGACGGCATGGTCACCGTCTCCGGTGTCACTGACGACGTCATCCTCGCCGACCGGCTCGCCTACCCGCAGCCGGCCAACAGCGACGCGACCACGCAGACCGCCGCGAACGACGCCCGCACGGGCACCGCCGAAGACCTGATGTACGCATACGTAGACCAGAACATCGGCCCGTCCGCGCAGGCGCCCAACCTGCTCACTGGCGCGCAATCGACGTTCGACGGAACCGGCGGCGGGTGGGTCAACTCGGCCAACGGCCCCGTCTCTGCGAACACGACCGTGTTCCACAACGGCACCGGCTGTCTCCAGACCACCGCGACGGCGGCAGGAACCGTCGACATCGCTTCCTGCTCGGCCGCGACCATCACGACGAACGGTAAGGCCGTGGCGCCCGGTGACGCCGTCGCCGTCTCGGCATGGACCATGGCCGCGACCACCGGCCGCAGTATCGGGATTGCCGCGCAGTTCTACGACGCGTCCGGCGTCAACGTCGGCACGCTCTTCGGTACGCGCGTGCTCAACGTTACGTCCGGCTGGACGCAGGTCACGGCCGCCGTCACCGCGCCGGCCAGCGCCGCATACATGCGCGCCCTCGTCGAGATCACCTCGGCCGGGGCCGCCGGAGAAGTCCACTACCTTGATGACGTCGTCCTGACGCGCAACTACGGCCGCCGCGACGTGCGCCTAACGTTGGGCACGAACGGGCACCGTGGGGCGACGCTGACCAAGGCGCCGCGCTTCCAGCCGCTCGGCGCGCTGCTCGACGAAATCGGCACCGTCGCCGACTACCCGACCGGCACCGGCCGGCACCTCGGTTTCCGCGTCGTCCAGAGCGGCGCCGCGCTGACGTTCCAGACCTACGCGACGGCCGACAACTCGGCCGCGGTCCGGTTCGACGTCGACAACGGGACCTTGGCCTCAAGCAAGGTCGCCACGGCCGCCCCGACCGTCACGCGAACCATCGTCGCCGGCCAGGGCGACGGCACGGCCCGCACGATGCAAGAGGTAGTCAGCACGTCCAGCCTCACGGCCGAGACGGCATGGACCCGGCGGATCGAGCAGTTCGTCGACCAGCGCCAGACCAACGACCCGGCGCAGTTGACGGCCGCGGGGAACGACGCGCTCGCTCAGGGCGGGTTGTCACAGTTCGCGATGCAGATCACGCCGGCCGATGACACGTCGTGGGTGTTCGGCGTCGACTACGGCCTCGGCGACATCGTGACCGTGGTGGTCCGCAACGGCGGTACCAACGACCTCGCTGCGACCGAGCTTTCGACGATGGTGACCGGCTGGGTCCTCAAGGCCGATGCCTCCGGCAAGCGCTTCGGTGCGCTGCTCGGGCAGCCCTCGGCCGCGCAGCAAGCCGACTTCTCCGCGCGGCTGTCGAACCTCGAACGCACCGGCTCCGTCACGTCTTTCGCGACCCTGTCCGACGTCGCACTGTCCGGCCCCTCGCAGTACGACTTTCTACAGGTCAACTCGGCCGGCAAGTGGGCGAACACCAACACGCTGCGCCTCGGTTCGAGCCTGACCGCCGCGGTCGTCAACACCGCCCGCGCCTCGGCGACCGACGACGGTTATGCAAGCTCGGCCATCGGCGACACGAACGGCCGGTTTTTCATCGACATGAGCGGCCGGCACCGCTGGGGCACCGGCTCCGGTTCCACCGACACGTTCATGTCCCGGTCGGCCGCCGGCACCCTCAAGGCCGAGGGAGCCTTCGCGGTCGGTACCGACCTCACCGTCAGTGGCTCCCTGCTCGGCGCGGGTGCCCCCATGCAGCGCCAGATCTTCACGTCCGGCGGCACGTGGACCAAGCCCGCAGGCGCGAAGTGGGTCCGCGTCATCTGTCTCGGCGGCGGCGCGGGCGGCGGCGGTACGTCCGCATCCATACCGTCCACCAACTCATCGCACGCGGGCGGCGGACAGGCAGGCAGCTATGCCGAGTCCTACCTCGTCGCGTCCACTTTCGGCACCTCGGTCACCGTCACGGTCGGCGGCGGCGGCAGCGGCACGACCGGCGGCACGACCGGCGGTAGCGGCGGCACCTCGTCGTTCGGCAGTTTCGTGACCGCCCCCGGCGGAATCGGCGGGCAGCCCGGCGGCTCCGGCTCATCCGCTATCTACGGCGTCGCGGGCGGCTCCGGCGCGTCCGCAGGGACCGGCCAGGTCGCCACCGCAGGCGCCACCGGCGGCTACGGCTTCGGTGGTCCGCAGTACGGCGCTGGTGGCAACGGCGGTAGCTCTCCGTTCGGCGGCGGCGGCGTCGGCGGCGCGATGGCCAGCACGAACGTCTCTGCCCCCGGCTCCAACGGGTCGGGCTTCGGCGCGGGCGGTGGTGGCGGCGCGGCGTCATTCAGCACCAGCGCAGCGGCCAGCGGCGGCAACGGCTCCGCCGGAATCGTCATCATCGACACCTATTTCTAAGGAGCCTGCGAATGGCCCTCTCCTACTACCCTTTCGAGAACGCGGACACGACCGAAACGCAGTACTCCGCCATCATGCGCGAGCTTCAGGAATCGGGCGTCTGCGACTCGGCCGGGGGTACCGGCCTCAAGGTCTCCGTGGGCACCGGCTCGACCGTCAACGTCCTCGCCGGCTCCGCGCTGCTCCGAGGGTTTCAGGTGGTCAGCGACTCGACCGCGACCCTGACCGTCACCGGCCCCGCGTCCTCGACGCGCATCGACCTCGTGGTTGCCCGGCTCAACCCGACCGCCAACACCATCGGGCTGTTCGTCGTCGCCGGCACGCCCGGTTCCGGGGTCGCGCCCTCGCCGGCCAGCTCGCTCACGGACATCTACGAAATCCCGCTCGCAACGGTGACCGTGGCGACCTCGGGAACGCTGACCGTCGCCGACGCGCGGTGGTTCGTCGGCATGCGCGTTCACCCGCACAGCAACGCCACCCGGCCGGCCGCCAACACCGTTCGCCTCGGTCAGCTCTCGTTCAACACGGACACGCTCGTTTACGAGTACAGCAACGGGTCCGCGTGGGTCGCCTTGCTGCCAACGCTGGTCGGTCAGGCGACCAAGTGGGGACCCGGTTCGGGTTACTCGCTGGTGGTCCAGACGGCTACGCCGGCCGTCACCGCAAACACCATTTGGATCAAGCCCACCGCGTAAGGACCCCCGCCCATGACGACGTTCTACGGGACCACGATCGATAACGGTCGCGTCTACATCACGGCGACGCTCGCGGGTCAGTCGCAGTCCGGCAACTACAGCACGATTCAGTGGTACTTCGGTTGGGACTTCCTCGGCGCCCCATCTGACCGCGAGCTTGACAACGGCCTGGCCACCCTCGACGGTACGGCCCGGTACAACGTGCCCGGCCGCGTGCGTGACTACCCGCTGGGCACCAGCGGGACCGGCCTGTATCAGGTCGCCTCGGGCAGCTACATAGTCGGTCACGACGCCAACGGCTACCACACCACGACCGTCAGCGGGCACCTGACCGGCTACAGCGGCGCGAACTCGACGATGTCCACGCAGAGCATGACCCTGCCGCGGATCCCCAAGGCGCCCTCGACGCCCGGCACGCCCGCGCTGTCGCTGGCCGCCTCGTCCGGCCCGTCCTCGCGGACGATAAACGCCGCGTGGTCGGCCCCGTCCGACAACGGCGGCGTGAGCGTCGGCGGGTACGCCTATCAGGTCGCAGCCGACGCGGGGTTCACCTCGCTCGTTGCGAACTACGTGACCAGCGGCGCGGCCTCCGCGTCCGCCACGGTCCCCGCCTACGCCACGCCGTACTACGTCCGCGTAGCGGCGGTCAACAGCATCGGGCAAGGCCCGTGGAGCGCCACGGCGAGCATCACGACCGGCGCCGACGTGCCCACCGCGCCGGCCATCGGCGCCGTCTCGGCAATCGGCCCGATCAACGCTGACGTCTCGTGGTCGGCCCCGTCGAGCAACAACGGCTCGGCCCTGACCGGCTATGACGTCCAGTGGACGACCGACAGCACGTTCGCCACGGGCCTCGTCACGTCGGCCGTGGGAACGTCGGCCTCGCCGTACACGATGACCAGCCTCAACCCCGCCACGACGTACTACGTCCGCGTTCGCGCGAACAACGCGATAGGCGCCTCGGGCTGGTCCGGCTCGCTCTCATTCCTGACCCTGCCATCCGTCCACGTCCCGAACGCGGGCGGTACGGCGTGGGTGGACGCAATCGTCTACATGGCCGACGCCAGCGCTACGAACTGGGTCCCCGTGCAGATCAAGACCCCTAGCTCTGACGGGACCGCGTGGGTTTAAGCCATGGACTCGACCATCATCGCCGCCATCATCGCCGCCACCACGGGTGTCGCTACCACGGTCCTCACGGTCCACCAGCGCCGGAACACGCACGCGATTCGCGCGCAGGTCCAAAACAGCCACACCACCAACCTCCGCGAGGACGTTGACGCCGTCCTCGCCAAGCTCGACGCCGTGATCGACGGCCAGCGCCGCAACGACGCTGAGATCTCCGGTCTCCGCGCAGACATGCGCGTCGAGCGTCAGGAACGTCTCGCCCTCGCCGCCCGCCTACAGGAGGCCGCCCAGTGACCGACATCGGGCTCGACTACGCATGGAGCCACCCCGACCTCACCGCCGCGTGGAACGCGGGCTACCGGTTCATGAGCCGCTATCTGTCGTGGCTCCCGAACGGCAAGGTGATCAACGCCACCGAGTATCACGCCCTGCTCGCCAAGGGCTTCGAGGTCTCCCTCAACTGGGAATATGCCGCCAAGGACCAGTTGGGCGGCGCCGCCGTGGGCAAGCTGCACGCGGCCGAGGCCGTCAAGCAGGCTCGCGCCCTCGGCTACCCGGCCGGAAGCACGATCTATTTCTCGGCCGACTTCGACGCGACCGAGGCGCAGCAGGCCCCCATCAACGCCTACATGACCGCCGCCAAGGCCATCGTGCACGCCGCGGGCTACCGCATCGGCATCTACGGCGGGTATTGGGTCGTCAAGCGCGCGTTCGACGCGGGCGTTACCGACGACGGTTGGCAGACCTACGCATGGTCCGGCGGTCAGTGGGACTCCCGCGCCCACATCCGCCAGGACCACAACGGCATCACGTGCGGCGGCGCCGACTGCGACCACAACACCCGCGTGGGTACGACCTTCCTCGCCGGCCGCAAGACCGCCGCGCCGGCTCCCGCGCCGGCCCCGGCCCCGGCTCCGAAGCCCGCCCCGGCGCCCGCGGGGGTCACCTACGTCGTCCAGCACAACGACACCCTGTCGAGCATCGCCGCTCACTTCCACATCGCCGACTGGCGCACGATCTACCACGCCAACGAGGCCGCGATCGGGTCGAACCCCGACCTGATCCACGCGGGTCAGGTGCTCCACATCCCGGGCGTGGCCGCTCCCGCGCCGGCTCCGGCTCCGAAGCCCGCGCCGGCACCCGCGCCGGCTCCGAAGCCCGCCCCGGCCCCGGCCCCGGTGTCCAAGCCCGTTCCGGTTGCCCCGCCGGCCTCCGCCCCGGCCGCTCCGGCGCCTGCTCCGGCTCCGGCGCCCGTGGCGGCCCCTGTGCCCGCTCCGCCGCCGGCCCCGGCTCCGGTACCTGCGCCGACGCCCGTAGCGCCTCCTGAGCCCGCTCCGGCCCCTGTGGGGGTACCTGCGCCCGCTCCGGCCCCGGTGGATCCCATCGCCGAATGGGTCCAGCTCCTCAAGGACGAGGCCGCGCACATAGAGGAGTTCGCGCACCACCTGCCCACCGTCGAGGTTCCCGTCGTCCCCGACGCCCTCGCGCCCGCCCCGGAAGGAATCCCCCGCGCTATGTGGACCCGGACCTATTGGCAGTACGTCGCCGAGCGCAGCCTCAAGACGTTCGTACAGACGGCCGTCGCCATGCTCGGCGTCGGTCAGAGCAACGTCGTAGCGGTCAACTGGTCCAACATCGGGGCTGTGGCGGGTGGCGCCGCCCTGGTTTCCGTGCTGACCTCGATAAGCGTCCTCAGCGGCTCGACCGTGGTCGAGCAGCCGCACACGCCCGCCTAGTAGGCCCTAGTTGCGCCCAACGTTGCGCCCCGCCCGATCGTCGCCTGTCGACGTTGGGCGGGGCGTTTCGGTTTGCTGTCGCAGCAAGCTGCGCCCTACGATGAGCGCATGTCCACCAAGCGCGCCACTGAAGCCGAGGTCACCCGCGTCCTCCGCGCGATCCGCTCTCTCCCGGCCGACGACCGCGACCGCCGGACGGCGCTGCTCCGCGACCTCGCCGAGGCAACCCTCAGCTACCGTGAGCACTTCCTCACCGACTCCGGAGAGCCGGACTGGACCGGGCGCACGGGCGCCTACCGCGCCGCCATCGCCGACCTCTACGGCGCCGCCAACTTCAGCCCCGACGAGGGCAAGGCCATTCAGAAGCTCGCCCGCTACCACATCGCCAACGCGCTGCGCGAGCGCTTGTCCCCCGAGGACATCGAAGCCATCGGGCTCCGTGCCGAGAACCCGCGCGAGCGCCAGGCCGAGCTACGCGAGCGGACGTCCGCCATAGTGGCCGCCGCGGGTGTCGAGGGCGTGCCGGAGACGCCCGAGGCTCGCCTCGCATACCTCCGCGGCGTCCTGGCCGTGTTCAACGCCGTTCGGCCGCTCAGCGCCGCCGAGAGGGCAAGCCCGAACTACCCCGAGCACTTCCGAGAGGCACGTCTCCTGTTGGAGGGGATTTCCGCCCGCGCCCACGAGATCATCCGGACGTGGCCGCCGCCGCCCGGTGCGGAGTAGGGCCGCACAGGGCCGCAGGGTCGCACGCGCAGGGCCGCAGGGCCGCAAGCCAACACGGTTTGCGGCCCTCACATTTTTGGGCATCCGGGGCGCCGGACCCTTCATGACGTCCCGCTCCGCCCGCGTATGCCCGTTTTGGAGGGCCGCAAGGGTCGCAAGGGTCGCAGGGTCGCAAGGGTCAACCGCCGCGCTTCCTCGCCGGCCGCGCGCCCTCCCCCTTCCCCCTCAATTCAGACATTACTACTCTTCTCCTCTCTTTATATATAAGAACTTCACGGGAACGGCCCGCTTTCGCCTGCGTTTTGCGACCCTTCCGACCCTGATTCACTCACCCGCGTTTCCCCCCGAGCGACACGTCATCGGTGCAACCAACCGCCCCGCTCGGGAAGGCACCACCACCCATGACGACCCCCAAGGTCCGCACGCTCACACGCGGCGCGTCTCGCTACTACGTTCACCCCGACACCGGCCTCAAGATCCCCGGAGTTACCTCGGTCATCGGGATGCTTCCGAAGCCCTTCCTTCAGCACTGGACCGGGAAGGTCGTGGCCGAGTACGCCATCGACCACCTCGGCGACATGGTGAACATCGTTCTCCGGGGCGACCGTCAAGGCGCCATCGACTACCTCAAGGGCGCCCCCCGCCGCACGACCGGCGCCGCCGCCGACCTCGGCACGCTCGCGCACTCCGCGTTTGAGGAGATCGCCAACGGCAAGGATCCCAAGCTCTCGCCCGACGTGCTTCCGTTCGCGCAACTGTTCCGGCGCATGTTGGACGAGACCGGCCTCAAGGTCGAGTTGCAGGAACAGACCGTTCACAGCGAGCAGCACGACTATGCGGGCTCGTTCGACGCCTTCGGCTCCATCGACGGCAAGCCCGTGTTCATCGACTACAAGACGACCCGTTCCGGCATTCACGCCGAGGTCGCCTTGCAGCTCTCGGCCTATCGCTACTCCGACCACATCCTCAGTCCGGACGGCTCGACCACGCCCACGCCCAAGGCTGACGGCGGGCTGGTCGTCCACGTCCGGCCCGAGAAGATTCAGGTGGTCGAGGTCGACTGCGACGAGGACGTCTTCAAGTACTTTCTGCACCTGCGTGAGATCTTCCGGTGGGTCGACGGCAAGGAACGCGAAGTGATCGCCCCCATGCCCGCCTACACCCTCGACTTCGAGACCATCGCCGCCGAGCAGAAGCCCGCCCGCCGAGGCCGTCGCGTCTCCGGCTGATCCTCCCCACGAACGGCCCGTTCCGGCATCTCCGCCGGGGCGGGCCGTTCTGCGTTTCCCCCCGGTCGACACGTCATCGGTGCAACCGCAACGCACAGAGAGGAAACCTTCAGTGTTCCAACCCCTTGAGGATGCCGCCGCGAGCTTCACCGCCGCACGCGCCAACTACCTCGCCGCCGCCGGGGCCGGTGACGCCGAGTCCGCCGTCGCCGCCCTCGCCGACGCGTTCAACCACGCGAACGCGATCCTCGTCTTCCTCGGGCTGGTCGCCCCCTACGAGTGCGGGCAGTGTCCCGCGTGCCGCGCGAACGCCGCCGTGGCCGCCTCCGCCGATGACGCCTACCGCCAGGCCGCCGAGCAGTCCGCCGCGCTCTCTGGCACGGACGAGGACACGGCCCGCCGGCTGCTCTCCACCGTCTTCGACACCACCACCACCCCCGAGGAGTCCGCGTGAGCGCGCCCGCCAACGACAACGTCACGCACCTCGACGACGTCCGTGACGTCATCTGGCTCGCCGGCCTGTTGGAAGGTGAGGGCACCTTCGACATGCACCGCGGCCGGTACCCCCGCGTCCGTGTCGGCATGACTGATCGGGACGTCGTCGGCCGCGCCGCGACGCTGATGGGGTCCAACGTGACCTTGCGTCTCCACCAGGCGCCCGCACAGGCCACGTGGCACGCCGAGGTGTCCGGACCCAAGGCCGTCGCCGTCATGGAGTCCGTGCTCCCCCACATGGGATCCCGCCGGTCCGGCAACATCGCGACGATTCTCGGCCAGTCCGGCAAGTGCGTGAACAAGCCCAAGCCCACGCGTCCGCCCGGCCTTCCTCTTCCCGAGTAGTCACGCCCAACGTTGCGCACATCCCGGGGCGGGCTTCCCCCCGCCAGACACGTAAAGGGTGTCAGCCCCCCGGGGCCTTTCCCCACGTCAGACAGCTTTTCCAGAGAGGCAACACGTTGGCACTCAACATCTTCCGGACCGCCGAGGAGCAGAACGCGCAGCCCAAGGCGCAGTTCGCCGACGTCGTCGGCTCGTTCCGCGCCGGCTACCTCGACGACAACAAGACTCCGCAGTCCCTCAACGAGTGGCGCGTGACGACCGGCGACCCCGTGATCGCTGACGCCGTTCACGAACTGCTCGGCGGCGAGGCTCCCGCGGAGTGGGAGACCAAGAGCGAGGAAGCGTTGGAGGTCTACACGGCCGCCAAGTCCATCACGATCGTCCTGGAAGGTCCGCGCGCGATCCGCCAGCAGTTCATACAGCGCAACCGGGCCGGTGAAGTCGTCTACACCAGCGACGGCGCCATGAAGTCGGACGGCGAGCGCGACCCCCACGCACAGATGACCCTCGACGAGCGGCTGAAGCTCGCCTCGGACGGCCTCGGTCCGTCCCTGGAAACGGTGATCTGGTTCCACCTCGACGACAGCATGGGCAACGTCACCATTCAGGGCGACGTCGGCCGCGCCTCGGACCTCGGCAAGTTCCGTTACTCCTCGACCGGCAAGAGCATCGGCAAGCAGGTCGACCGCGACCGGATCGAGCAGCAGCTCATCGACTACGCCGAGGACTCCGAGACCGGCGAGCCCGTTCCGGTCCGCGCGAAACTCACGATCGAGCGCGTGTCCTTCACCGCCAAGACCGGCGCCCGCGCCGGCAAGCTGGTCGAGTACAACACCGCCGCGCTGAAGCTCCTCGGTCCGGTCCGGTGAGCGACGACGAGCGCGAGCCCAACCGCGCTGTCGCAACGTTCGTCGCGTACCTCATCCTCGCCATCATCGGCGTCTTCCTCATCGCGTTCGGCGGCGTCGCCCTGTGGTCGGCCGTCCGCATCGTCGAGTGGCTGACCGCCGTGGGCGCCCACTGATCCACCCCTCGACACGCCCCGTCCCCGCCGCACTCGACGCCGCGGGGGCGGGGCGTTTCCACGTTCCCGAACGGAGGTCCAACATGATCAAGGTCAAGTCCCGCCCCATCGCTGTGCTGGTTCCGTCCCGCTCCGCCGAGGTGTTCGTCGGCCGTGCCGAGGCCACCGGTATCCCCGTCGCCGAGATCTTCGTCAACCGCTTCGGCCGCGCCGTGTTCTCCGACCCCGACACCCTCGACGCGCTCGCCGCCGACCTTCAGGAAGCGGCCCGCCGCATCCGCGCCGCGCGCATCGTGGACGAGTACCGCCGTGCCTACGACGACCGCCAGGCCGCCGAGTTCACCGTCGCGCGCTTCGGTATTCCGGGGGAGCGCCTGTGAGCCCGAACGCGAACAAGGCCAAGGGCACCGCGTGGGAACTCGCCGTGCGCCGCTTCCTGCGCTCCAAGGGCATCGACGCGTTCAAGCCCTACGAGGAAGGCCACGAGGACGCGGGCGACGTGCACGGCGTAGACCCGTTCATCTTGCAGGCGAAGAACTACAAGTCGTGGGAGACCGCGATTCGGGAAGGGCTCGACGGCGCCGAGAAACAGAAGCGCGTCGCCGGCCAGCCCTACGGCGCCGCGGTCGTCAAGCGCGCCCGGCGCCCGGTCGAATCGGCCTACGTCGTGATGACGCTGGAGACCTTCGCCGCCGTCCTGCGCGCCCTGCGCGGCCTTCCCCCCGACTGACACGTCATCCGCGCAAGCAACCGGCCGGACGCCCCGGCTCGGACCGAATCAGACGAGAGGCATGATGCCCAGTGGCCATCACCGCCGCTGATGTGGTGGCCGAGGCGCACCGCCTGTTTACGTTCGTCAGGACGCCCGCAGGCGAGCCGTACGCCATCCCCAAGGGTGACAACGCGCTCCGCGTCGCGCTCACGCTCGACCAGGCCGCCACCGACCTCGCCGCCGCGTTCCTGTCCTCGGGGGACATCCCCGGCCCGCAGGTCATGACCAGTGCACTCACGGTCCTGTCCGCGGTCACCCGCAACGCGCCCGTGCGCGAGGTCTTCCTCCGCCTGGCGCGTCTGGGCGACTCGACTTACCTCGACCTCGGCGACTCGACCGGCGCCTATGTCGAGGTCTCGCCGGCCGGCTGGAAGGTCCGCGACCCCCGGCACGGCTGGGAGTGTCCGGCCCTGTTCACCCGCTCGGCCACGACCAACGCCCTTCCCTTCCCCTCGTCCGGTGGCTCGCGTGCCGAGCTGGCCGCGCTGCTCGCCCTCGACGCCGATGACGACCGGTTCCGCATCGCGTGGGGGTGGCTGGTCGCGCAGGTGCTTCCGGACACCGCCCGCCCGATGATCTACTTCCTCGGCTCGCAGGGCTCCGGCAAGACGACGCGCGGGCTCATGCTCGCGAACGTCCTGGAACCGCAGACCGAGATGGGCGCCGTCCTCAAGAAATCCGAGCGCGAGAACAACGTCGTGGCCAAGGCGAACTATCTCCTGACCGCCGACAACATGACCAAGATGTCAGAGGACGTATCCAACTGGCTGTGCTCGCTGGTCACCGGTCATCGCGTCGTCGAGCGCAAGCTCTACACCAACTCGGACACCGTGGCGTACTCGCTGAAGCGCACGGGCATCTTTACCGGCAAGATCAAGCCCGCCGGCCTGGAGTCCGACGCCGAGGAACGCATGATCTTCCTTGAGTTCGAGCGGATGACCGTGGCGAACATCCGCGCGGACGATGACCTGATGGTCGACCTCCGCGAGGCACACCCGCACATCCTCGGCGCGCTGCTCGACGACATGGCCGCCGCGCTGGTCGCCCTCGACGGAATCACGACCGAGGACACGTCCGGGTACCGGTTCATCAACTTCGCAAAGATCTTCGTTGCGATGGACAGCGTCGACTCCCCCGGGTACATCGACGCCCTCAACCGCGAGGCGACCGAGGCGCAGATAGAGCGTGTCTTTGATGAGCCCGTCCTCGTCGCGCTGCTCCGCGCCGTGGCGACCGAGGACGGCGGCGAGTGGTCCGGCACGGCGGGTGAGTTGCTGTCCGCCATCGGCCGCTACGCCCCCGACGACGCCGGCCGGCCCGGTCGTGCGTGGTGGCCGTCCTCGCCCAAGAGCCTGAGCACGCACCTGCGCAAGCAACAGCACGCGCTGACCCTCGCCGGCCTGTGCATCGACTACCGGAAGTCCAACGGGTTCCGCATCATCCACGCGACCGTGACGCCCGAGGCGCGCGAGCAGTGGGCCGCTCCGCAGTCCATCGCAGACATCGCCGACACGTTGGGAGGCAGCAAGTGACCCCCGAGGCCGAAATCGTCATCCGCCGCATGGCCGCCACGGGCTACCTGCCCAGTGAGGCCGTCCTCCGCGGGCTCGCCGTCAAGGAACGCGAGTTCGTGGCCATCTGGACCGAGGTCCACCGCGACAACCGGCCAGAGCGGGAGGTCGTGGGCGAGGCGCTGCTCGCGCTGGCGACCGAGGTGACCGGCGAGGAACAGCGCCGGATGTCCTCGGCCCTGTTCGCCGTCACGCAAGCCGTGTTCGACCGGGGTGACGTTGCCCTGCCCGCGCCGTATGCCGCCCGGACGCTCGCCGTCCTGCGCGATGTGCAGCGCCTCGACCTGACCGAGGATGCCAAGTCCGCCAGCGTCCTCGACGCCGCGATCAGGCGCCTTGAGTTCCGCGTACTCGCGCAAGAGCTGGGCGTTTCCCCCCGCTGACCACGTAATCCGCGACACCCCGGCCCGTCCTCGACTACTCCCGAGGGCGGGCCGCTTCGTCGTTTCAGAAAGGCCCCTCGCGACATGCGCGTCTTCCCCCACACCCTCGACGGCCGAGAGACCGTCACATTCGTTCCCGAGTCCGAGCGCGAGCTACCCCGGTTCTGGTCGTTCGTCGAGCGCGCCGGCACCCGCCGCCTCGGCTTCGACACCGAAACCAACGACCTCGCCATCTACAGCCGCTCGCACCGGCTCCGCACCGCACAGTTCGGCTCGCTCGACATGGGCGAGGCGTGGGTTCTGCCCGTGGAGACCAGCCCCGCCTACGCCGAGGCCGCGCGTCGCGTGCTCCGCACCTATCCCGCGTTCACCGCGCACAACCTGCCCTTTGACGCGCAGGTGATCGATCGGCACCTCGGCGTGAAGCTTGAGGAGTTCATGCCCAAGGCCCGCGACCCGCGGATCCATGCGCACCTGCTCGACCCCCGTTCCAAGTCCGAGGGCGGCATCGGCCTACGGCTGAAGGATCTCTCGGCTGTCTACGTCGACCACACGGCGCCAGACACCGAGGACGGCCTCAAGGCCGTGTTCCGGTCGCTCGGCCTGACCAAGGACACCGGTTGGTCCGGGATCCCCATCGATCACCCCACCTACCTGTCGTATGCCGGTCTCGACACGCTCCTCGTGTCCGGCCTCGACACGCGCCTGTGGGAGGCGATCTCCGGGATCCCCGGTCAGCGCGCACTCTCCGAGTTCGAGCACCTGATCGCCCTCATCCTCGCCGTGATGCAGCGGCGTGGGATGCGCCTTGACGTCGAGTACACAACGACCCTGACGAACAACCTCCGGGCCGAGGGCGACCTCTGGCGCGGCAAGGCCGCCACGCTCGGCGTCGACTCCGTGGGCTCGCCCGCCAAGGTCGCCGCCAAGTTGCTCGACATGGGCGAGCGGCTGACTGAGAAGACCGACTCGGGCGCGTTCAAGGTAGACCGCGCCGTCCTGCTCAGCTTGTGCGACCTTGACCGCGACTGGAAGCGCATCGGCGCCCGAGAGCCCAACCCCGTAGCCGAGGCAGTGCTACGGGCGAAGCGCGCCGACAAGTGGCGTGTCTCCTACGCCGAGGCGATGCTCGACCTCCGCGACGCTGACGACCGCATCCACCCCTCGCTTGGCGGGCTGATGGCGCGCACGGCCCGCATGTCCGTGTCGAGTCCGCCTCTCCAGCAGTTGCCATCGGGTGACTGGACGATTCGCCGCTGTTTCGTCAGCGACCCCGGGCAACTCATCGGCGGCATCGACTTCCAGGCCGTAGAACTGCGCGTGCTCGCCGCGCTGGCCGACGTCAAGGCGATGCGCCTGGCCATCGCCGAGGGGCGCGACCTTCACGCGTTCACGGCCGCGATGGTCGAGGGCGTCACGGTCGACGAGTTCATGGCTCGCCTCGACGCGAAGGAAAGCGACGCGCTGAAGCTCCGCAAACTGCTCAAGGGCGTGGGCTTCGGCAAGGTCTACGGCGGCGGGGCGGTCACGCTGTCCCGCCAGACCGGCGCCGCCATGGAGTCCGTGAAGCGCGCCATCGCCGCCTATGACCGCGTCTATCCCGAGGTCAAGAGGTACAGCAAGGCCATTCAGCGCGAAGCGCAGTACGGCAAGCGCGAGGTGGTGACGCCCACCGGCCGGCACCTTCCGATGGACCGTGACCGCTCGTACGCAGGTCTCAACTACATGATTCAGTCCACCGCGCGGGACCTGCTCGCGCAGGCTCTCGTCAACGTCCACGCGGCCGGCCTGCTCGATCACATTCTCTTGCCCGTGCACGACGAACTGATCTTGCAGGCGCCCGCCGCGGACATGGCCGAGGTGATGCGCGCCGTGGGCGAGTGCATGGCCACGACGTTCAAGGGCGTTCCCATCGCCACGGACGGCGAGATCTTCGGCCGGACGTGGGCGGGTGGCTACGGCCTTCCGTCCCACCTCGTCCCCGCGTGACGCAAAGCGGCGCCATGACGCAATCACCGCGTCGTGGCGCCGTTTCCCCCCGCCGAACACGTCATCGGCGACACCCCACGAGAGGACACCCCGCATGGCTTCCTGGCGCATCCGCGTCGAGTCCGAGTCGTTCGACTGGAACACCGGCAAGTGGTCGGTGGACAGCGTCGTAATCGACCGGCTGACCACCGAGGCCGACGCCCTCGCGAACTACGGCCGCGCCGTCGCGCAGTTCATCACGGACCGACCCTTCACGCCTCGCCGGCACCTGGTCACGCGGATCGAGCGGCGAGAGCTCTACACCGACAAGTGGATCAAGACGCAGGTCATTCGCCACCGGTTCACCGACTGAAAGGCGCCGTACCCCGTGAAGAACCTCACCGCCCTCGTTCGCCTGCTCGACGCGACCGCCGACGACCGGTGGCGCCCCGGGCACCCCTCGACGCGCCCGCGCCTGTCGGCCGCCGACCGGGCGCACGACGCAACCCGCCCCGACGACCCCACCGCCGACGCCGTGTGCGACGAGGCGCGCATCTTCCTCGCGTGGGCGTGGCGCGACGCCCTCGGCCACGTCCAACTCATCACGGCGTATCCGCGCGGCGCGGGCCGCGATGAGGCCATCGCCGAGTTGGAGGGCAACTCCGGCGTTTACCTCGGCCAGCTCCACCGCGCCTACTCGTATTGGCTCGGCCACGGGTTCGCCGCGCAGTGAACGCCTGCGCTCTGGTGAGACTCGTGTGACTGGTGGGGCCATTACGTCGTGACGCTCCGTTCACCTCTTGACGAACCCCAAAGTCACGCCTAACGTTTGGCCTCCCTCCCCGCGTCTGCGCAGGTCAGAGGGCATAGCTATACCCCGAATCAGAAAGGTATCCATCCATGTCTCACCTCGCCGCCACGCCCAACGTTGCGCACGATGACGACGCCGACGACGCCCGCGACATCTGGGCCGAGGCCGCCCGCCTGGCCGACGATTTCATCGGCATCACGGCCGCCGCCATCCGCGACCTCTGGGCGCACGAGCACGCCGCCATCGTCGGCGACGAGGCCGCCCTCGTGGCACTCGCCCTGTCCGGTGAGCCCTCGTCCGCCCGCGAGGCCGCGAGGGAGGCTCTGACGGCCGCCTACGTGGGCGGTCCGGTCAAGCGCATCGTCTCCGTCCACTCTCGCCGCTCGGACTCCGAGGACATCCGACAGTCGGCCCTTGAGGGGCTTTGGCGCGGGCTCAACAACTTCGACCCCGCCAAGCACCGCCGGCCCGTGGCCACGATCGAGCGCGAGGTTCTGGCCGCCCTCGACGTCGTGCACGCGGCCCGCTTCGGCATGAAGATTCCCGAGGCGCAGCGGCTCGCCTACTCCAAGGCCCGCGACGAGGCCGCCCGCCGGACGGTCGCCGAGGACGGGTCCGGCCCCTACGTCGACGATCTCGCCGCCGAGATCGCCCCCGAGTTCGGGCTCTCCACCGTCGACTACTGGCACGTTCGCCGCGTCGTGCACTTCGGCGAGGTGCAGGCCAACGGCGAGGCTCTGGAGGCCACGGCCCGCCGCTCGCACAGCGAGGGCGGCGAGCCCATCGCGTCCCTCTGGGAGGCCGCCACGCCCAACGTTACGCATGAGCCCCTGGTGGCCGCGATGCTCGACGGCCTCGACGACCGCGAGCGCGAGGTGATCGCCCGCATGTATGGCCTCGACGGTCACCCCGTGCACACCGAAGCCGAGACCGGCCACGCGCTCGGCCTCACGGTGACGGTCGAGCAGTCCAAGGGCACGGGCGAGCGGGAGAAGTGCCGCCGCGTGCGCCAGATTCAGGCCGCCGCGCTCGCCAAGCTGCGCTCAACGTTGGGTGTCTCCGAGGGCGCCGAGGGGGCGACCGCGTGAGCTTCACATGGACCGACTGGCGCCGCTGCGGGTTCTGCGAGCGCCTGTGTCACCCCGACCGCCTCGGTACGACGCTGGCACACCCCCGGCACGGCGCCGTGGTCCACATCTGTACGGAGTGCTTCTCCGACCGGCTCACGGTCACCCGCACGCGCCCGCGTTCCCTCTTCCGCTCGTTCTTCGGAAAGGCTTCCCGCTGATGACCGCCGAGTCCGTCGAGATCTCCGCCCCCGGTACGTACGTGATCCCCCTGGACCTGTACCTGAGTCTGCTCACCGCCTCGGACACGGATCCAACCTTCGCCCTCGCGGACCTCGACGTCCGGTGCGCCCACTCGGACCTTCCCGTCCCCTCGTGCGCGCACTGTCGCCCCGACGTGCGCGCCCGGCTCGCCGCCGACCCCGTGTTCGCCGCGTGGCTCGACCGCGCCGCGGACAACGCGGACGCGTGACCGTGCCTCGCTTCCGCTCCATGTCTGAGCCGCAGCTACGGCGCCTGTCGCGCGAACTCCGCGCCACCGCGTCCGCCGTGGCGTCCGGGAACGCTGATCCCGACGCCTTGCGCGACTTGAGCGAGACCGTCCGCGCGGCGCGCTGGACCTGCGCGGAGACGGAGGGCGGGACCTACGGGCTGTATCGGCGCCCGAGTCACCGCCGCCTGCGCCGGACCCTGGAGGACGCCCGCCAGATGATCCGCCGCGCCGAGATCGTGTTGTCGGCTCTCGCCGCCGACGCGTAACCACTCGCCGAGGACCCCCGCCAAGCCGCGGGGGTCTTTTGCGTCGGCGAGTTGCGCCCAACGTTGGGCGTGAGATACGGTCAGGGACGCAAGCACGAACGCGCCCGACAGGAGACCAGACCATGACCATGAATCTCATCTCGAACATCCACCTCGCCGCGACGACCGGCACCACCCCCGAGGTCGGCATGGGCGTGACGGTCTGCCACTACAGCGACCGCAACGCCGGTACCGTGGTCGCCGTCCGCACCAAGCGCGACGGGTCGGTCAAGGAAATCGACATCCGCAAGGACAAGGTCACCCGCGTCGACAGCTACGGCATGAGCGACGCGCAGGACTACACCTATGAGCCCGGCGCCGAGGACGCGCCCGTGACCACCTGGCGCCTCGACTCCAAGGGCCGGTTCCGTCAGCTCTACACCGACCAGTGGACCGGCTCGGTCAAGATGGCCGACGCGCGCCACGGCGCAAAGCTCGCGTTGGGCATCCGTGACGAGTTCTACGACTACACGTTCTAGACGCGCCCGTCCGGGGGTCGGCCACACGCGGCCGGCCCCTTTCGGCTGCCCTAGACTCACGCCCAACGATTGGAGATCAGAGCCATGCGCCCCGCCGCCGTCCTGTACGTGCCCACCAGCGCCACCACGCTCGACGAGTGCCCCCGCGAGACCGTCGCCGGCATCCTCGACCTACAGCGCCTAGTCGGCGGGTACGTCGAGGAGTTTCCCGTTCCCGCGGCCGGCGACGTGGTCATGTACGGCGACGAGCACGCCCGCGACCGCGGCCGGCCGGCGAACGGCTTGGCCTCGCTTGTCCTCGATCACTACGCGCGCTGCGCCGGCTCGCTCGACGCTCGACGCGTCGTCGGCGACGTCGTGTTCTGCGGGTACGATCCCGCGGCCGGTCAGACGGACGTGCCCGAGGCGTTCCTCGCCGTCCTGCGCGCCCACCTACCGCGGACACCCGGCGCCCCGAACTAGAAAAGCCCCCGGTCCGCAACGGCCGGGGGCTTCGTGTTGTGCTGGGACTGCTAGGCGAGGTCGTCGAACTCGCCGCCCTTGGCCCCGTCGAGGAACGCGGCCAGCTCGGCGCGCGTGAAGTGCAGCACCGGCCCGTTCGGGTCCTTGGAGTCGCGGACCGCGACGCCGTCCCCAAACGGGGACAGCTCAACGCAGTTCCCACCCTGACCGTTGCTGGCGCTTGCCTTGCGCCACACGAGGGTTGAGGTGTCAGTTTCGTGATTCATGTCAGACCTTCCAATGCCAAGAGGATCATTGCCACCGAGGCGGCCTGTGGCAACGCTCCGGCCCTAACCAGATCGTAGGCCAAGGTATACCCGCGCACGTCTTCGGCCAGGGTAATAAGCCGTCCGGTGTCTAAGCCCTCGACGTAGGCCACGTCGCCCTCGTCGACCTTGATGATGGCCAGCGAACCGCCCAACGCGGCGTGTGCGCCCGCGGCGAACGGTAGAACCTGCATCACGACGTGCGGCGAGTCCGCCGCCTCGACCAGCCGTTGAAGTTGTCCCTTCATCGTGCCCGGCCCGCCGATGGGGCGGAGTAAAACCGCCTCGTCGAGCACGACCCAAAGCAGGGGTGGGGACTCGGCCGTCAAGAGGCCCTGTCGGCCGAGTCGGGCAGCGACGCGCTCCTCGACCTGTTCCGCTGTGTCCCGCGGCCGTCCGGCGCGCAGGATGGCGCGCGCGTACTCCTCGGTCTGAAGCAACCCCGGAACGAGTTGGGTTTCGTAGGTGCGGATTTCCAACGCTCGCGCTTCCAGCTCGACATAGTCCCGCGCCCACGCGGGGAAGCGCTCCCCTCGCTTGAGCAGCAAGGCGCACAGTCGGATGAGCCGGCCATCGGCCGAAAGCTCCTCGTCGCACTTCCGCGCGAACTCCTCAGAGGGCACCTTCCGGGCCGTCTCAATCTGGCCGACCAGCGAATCCGAGTAGTTCACGCGGATCCCCAACTCGTCCTGTGACAGGTTCGCCCGCTCGCGGTACGTCCGGAGTTCGTATCCGAAGAGGTGGGCGAGGGACGCGGACGGGTCAAGCGAGCGCTGCGGGCTCACAAGATCACTCCTTCCCACTCTTTCAACGGTGGGGTTCGGCCACTTACGCGCAGTAGCGGCGCCGTCCCATTCTTGAATCAGATCACCACGTATCAGCCTACGGAGAAGCATGCCCGAGAACCAGCGTCACCAGCCGAAACACACCGCGACTCGTATCGGGCTGCCCGAGGCGGTCGAGGCGATGGGCAACTTCCTTCGGAGCGCCCACCGTGGCCGCTGACCTCGCCCCCGATGGGGTCCTGACGTCGTCCTTACACGTGGACCTCATGTCCTACACCTGCGCCCCGTGCAAGGACTGGCGCACCGACGAACAAGACCGTCCGTGCCGACACTGCCAGCCGATGCGCTTCCTTTCCTGGCGTCTATGCGACGAGGGCGCAGGGCTCTCCGTGCTGGTAGACGGAATCGAGAGCGTCGTTCTGGCGCCGCCGGCCGGCGGTCCGATCGTCCAGCCGTGCGAGTTCCCGGTGTGCGATTACGGGTGCGTCTACGTCCGGCCCGTCCTCGGCGCCGCTGGCCGATGGGTCCCGCTCGACCACGTGGAGATTCTGACGCCCTGGGCGGGCGAGTGAGGGCCGCCGAACTCAAGGCAGGGCAAGCGGTCTTGCTCCCCTACTTCGACACGTGGCAGGTACTCGCGGCCGACGCCCGCCCGCACGCGGGATCGTCCAAGACCGTAGCCCTCGTGTTCGACAAAGTCCCCGCTACCTACCGCTCGGCCGATGAGGACATCAAGGTGAGGTAGCGCCCCAAGCCACCCGTCCGCCACTGTCCCCCCGTACAGACCGGCGGCGGACGGGTGTTCCATCCGGAACGAGTTCGAGGGAGGAGGAACCATGATCAACATGATCACGCTCAGCGCGGACCCGGAAGACGACGACCAGGAAGACACCGAGGGCGGCGGCGAGGGCAACCCGCACGGCGGCGGTAGCCCGGACTCGCAGTAGCCCGGAACGGTCGCACGCGTCCACTACAGTCGAGGGAGAGTCCGGCCGGCGCGGCGGTCTCTCCCTCTTCGACGTCTCAGGGGCATGATCTTGTCACACTTCCACACCTACCTGACGCGCGTTCCCGGGCACCAGGCGAGCAACGGCCCCGGAAGTCTGGTCGTGCACCCCGAGTTCATGACGTCCTATGTCCCGCCCTCGACCGTCAGGGATTGGCTCCGGCGACCGGCCGGCCGCATCACCGCGACGTTTGAGACTCCAGAGCAGGCGGCCGACTGGCACCGTCGATGGATGGACGACAACCCCCGACCCGAGTCGTACTTGTTCCTCCGCGGTGCGGACGCACCGCAGGCGTACGCTGCGTACGCCGCAGAGACCGCCGCAGCGCTGACGAACGGCGTTGACCGCGTGGATTCGTTCTACTCCGGAGGTGGCGAGTTCGTCTCCCTCTCGTTCATCTGTTGCCCGAGCGTGAGCAGCCTCGCCGCCAAGTACCCGACGTGCCCCGAAGGCCGCACGACCTGACCACGGAAGCATGTAGACCCGCGCACGGTCGAGGGGCCTTCCTCGCGAGACTTGCGCCCAACGTTGGGCGCAGGTATAGTTTTCCTCAGCAGCAAGGAAGACCAACCGCCGAGGAGGCCCCCGATGTTCGCTCAGACCACCGCCGCCAGCTACATCGCCGCTCTGGCCGCCGCGCAGGCCGCTGATTCCCGCATCGCGGGCGCGACCACCTCGGCCGCTGAGCTGGACGTCGCCGAGGCGCTGTGCTTCCTGACCGCCGACGCGAACAGCGGGTTCGTGGTCAAGGCCAGCGGCGAGCTGGTGGGGGTCTTCTCCACCATCAAGGGCCGTGGCGACGCGATCGTAACCGCCGCGATTCTCAACGGCGCGTGCGCCCTCGATTGCTTCGACGGCTACCTCCCCACCTTCTACGGGCGCTTTGGCTTCGTCGAGGTCGACCGCGTGGCGAACTGGACGCCCGGTCAGCCCGACGTCGTGTTCATGGCGCTCTCTCGCTGAGCACCTGCGCCCAACGTTGGGCGCACATCAAACTATGGGGGTCGGACACCGGTCCGGCCCCGGACCCCGAACAGGAGACCTGACATGTCGTTCGACGCCGAAGCCGTCGCCCTGGAACTGATCGACACCGCCGCCGAGCTGACCGCCGCCGCCGCGCTGGTCGAGTCCGGCGAGATCGCTCCCGCCGATGAGTGGGACCTGTACGCGCAGGTGTCCGCGCTCCGTATCGACCTGATCGAGGAGACCGGCCGCCGCCCCCGTCCGGCGAGCTTCAGCGAGGCGCTGACGGCCGCCGCGCGCGCCCTGGTCCGCGCCGACGCCGCGCACTTCGGCCGCACCGGCTCGTTCGTCGTCCTCGACCTCGCAGCCTGACCACTTGCGCCCAACGTTGGGCGTGATATAGTCGCAGACAGCACGCGGGAGCCACGCCCAACGGTGGGCGTGGCCCCGGACCAGACAGGGGAGGCAGACCATGAACATCCTCAAGACCGCCAAGGTCAGCGCTTCGACCATCGCCGTCATCGCGGGCGTCATGTCCTACGGGCATCAGACGACGCTGTTGCTCCGCGCAAACGGCGGTCTGTACTCCTACGCCGTGCCCTTCACGGTGGACGTGCTGGCGTTCATCTCGGCGATGGTCCGCAACTCGGACGTGGCCGACGACACGTCGCGTCGCGCCGCCTCGGCCACGCTGCTCCTCGCCGGCTCCATGAGCATCGCGGCCAACGTCGCCGTGGGGGAGAACGTCATTCAGCGCATCGTCGGATTCTGGACCGTGGCCGCCTACCTGCTCGCCGAGTGGTTCGTGAGCCGCCTCAAGGCCAAGCCCGAGCCCGTCGTCGAGCCCGAGCCCGAGGCCGAGGCCGCGATCGACGCCGAGGAGCAGGCCCGCCGGTCCGAGCGCGCCCGCCGCGGCGCCGCGACCCGCGAGGCCAACCGTCAGGCCGCGCTCGCCGCCGCCGCCGCTGCCTCGCGCCCCGTCCGTGCGTCCCGCCGGCCCGCCGCTCCGGTCGCGCTGGCCGACATAGAGGCCGCTTACCGCCTCGACGCCCGCGAGCCCATCGCGGCCTAAATCCGTAACACTCGCCCCAAGCGCCTCGGTCGTTACGACCGGGGCGTTTTTCTCGTTTTGAGCCCTTGACCATCTGATCGTTCGAGGAGCAGCATGGCGCCCGCGCACTTCCACCCAACGTCAAGCGCTACTCACGGGTAGGTAACACCATGGATAACCTCGCAATGAAGCGGGACCAGCACGACGCAGCCCTGTCCTACCTCGACACGGGAACGCTGGCGCTGGCCGACGTGCTCGCGCTGCTCGACGACGCCCCCGCTGAGGATGCCCACACGCCCAACGTCGCGCGCCGCCGCCGCCGGGGCCGTGGCCTGTTGCGGGGCGTGCGTACCGCCTCGCTGCTCGCCGCCGCCGTCCTCGGGACGCTCGCCCTCGCGCCTACCGCCGTCCAACCCGCCGAGGCGGCGTCCGCGTTCGATGATCCGACGTACACGGCCGCCGTCGCCGCCGCCGGGTGGCAGTGCGTGCCGCTGGCTAAGTACAGCGAGGTTTGCACGGGCGCGGACGGCCGTTCGGCCCGCGTGGACGCCTTCGTCAGTGACGAGGCAATCCGCTACGTCGGTACCGGCGAGGGGCGCCGGAACGACCTCGTGGTGTACCGCGACGACGCCGCCGAGGCGCGGGATACCGACGATGCCCGCGCCCGTCCGGACGCCTATCCGAATCTGCACACCGGCCCGCACTGGATCATGTGGGGTACCAACCCCACCGACACCACTCTCGCCGCTCGGCCGCTGCCGAAAGCTCCCGCCACTCGCGGAAAAGCTAAGAAGCCGTCAGCGGCTCACTGACGCCCCGTGGGTGTGCCTCGGCAACGGCGCCCCGCACACCCAAACCCCCGACCAGCGCGGTCGGGGGTTTTCTTTGTACTCAACTCAAATATTGTTGGACACCAGCCTTTGAGTTGAGTACATCTGTGCTAGTGTCACTACATGCCCTTTGACCTGCGCGAACACCGCCGACTGCGCGCCTCGCTCTACATCCGCCTCTCCAACGCCGCGACCGACGCGAACCTCAGCCGCGACGGCATGACCGCGGACCTTCACACGCTCGCCGCGCAACTCGACGCGGACGTCATAGCGGTTCACGTGGACGACGGTATATCGGGTGAGATCCGCGACCGGCCCGAGTTCCTTGAGTGGCTACGCGACGGCCGCGAGGGCAAGGCCGACATGATTCTCGCCTGGTCAGGCGACCGGCTCACCCGCGAGGGTATCAACGCCGCTGCGATGGTCCTGGACGTCGTCGAGGGCAAGGACGCAACGACCGGCAAGGTCATCCGCGAGCCCGTGCGCTTTGTGAGCTTCGACGACCGGCTCGACAGCGAGGAAGGCGACGCCTTCCGCTGGCGCTTCGTCATCGCCGCCGAGGTCGCCCGCGGCGAGCGACGACGCATGGTCGCCCGCAACACGGCGCGCGTGCGCCGCATGCTTGAGCAGGGCCGCCACGTTGGGCAAATACCCTTCGGCTACCGCATCGACCCCGAGCGGCCTGGCGTGCTGCTCGTCGACCCCGACGAGGCGGCGGCCGTTGCCGAGGCCGCCCGCCGCGTGTTGAACAACACGCCTCCGAGTCAGGTATCCCGGTGGCTCAACGCCGAAGGCTTCAAGCCCCGCAAGGCCGCCCAGTGGTCGCGTACAACGGTGGTCCAGTCCCTTACGAACCTTGCCAACGCCGGCGAACCCCTGCGCCCTGGCGTCAGTGCCCGTCCGGCCATCCTCTCTTACGCGACCGTGGCCGAACTCCGCCGCCGGCTGCTCCCAACCCCCACCGGCACGCACGGCGGCGCGCGCGCACCCCGCACCTCGAAAAAGCTGCTCGCCGGCCTGTTGATCTGCCACGACTGCGAACTTCCCATGCGCCCATCGTCCGGCCGCTACGTGTGCTTCACCGCCGGCATGGGCGGCACGTGCGGGGGTGCCGTGTCCGTCACGCTCAAGATTTCCGAGGACGCCGCCGAAGATCGGTACCTGACCCGCTGGGGCCACCTCGTCGAGACGCGCACAGAGGTCAGCCTCGCGGGCGCCGACGAGCGCGACCGTTTGGAGCGCGAGCACACCGCCATCATGACGCGCCTTGCCAAGACACCCACCGCTGAGGACTTCGCCAAGCTTCAGGCGAACGCCGCCGCCCGGGAAGCCCTCGACGAGGTACCCGCGGTGCGAGTGACCCGCCGCGTGTCCACCGGCCGGACCCTCGCCGACGCGTGGCACGCCTCGACGCCAGAGGACCGGCGCGACCTACTCCGGAACGTGTTCGACTACATCACGTGCTATCCGCGGGGTGCTCGGCCCCGCCTTGTCTTTACCGAGCGTCCCGAGGTCGCAGAGCTGTCCGTGGATGAGTTCGGGGACGTGATGTAACCCGCCCCCCCCCGATCGCCGGAGGTCCCCACTGGTCCAGTGGGGGCCTTCCTGTTTCCCCCCGGTCGACACGTCATCAGTGCAATCCCACCGACCAGGGAGAACCAGCGATGACCGATCAGACAGAGTCCCCCGAACATCGCGCGTGCCGTACGCGCACGCCCGAGGAAGACCTCGCCGTCAAGGCCGCGCAGTTCCGCCACGCCATGCGCAAGCTCGGCGAGAGCTTGAGCAGCCTCGGCCGGTTCCGTGTGACGCCAGTCCCCACCGCCGAGGAGTTCACCGCGGCCTTCCGGGGCGTGGGCGAGTGACCCGACCCGAAGCCCTCGCCGCTGCGGTGGCGCTCCTCGACGACATCGCTCCGCGCGCGAACTCGCGCGGCTACAGCGATGGCACGATCAAGCCCGCCGAGCGCGTGGCGCTGGTCCTGCAAGTGGCCGACTGGTTCCTCGTGGACGTCGTCACCGTCGAGGCCGCCGTCAAGCGCGTAACCGAGGCTTTCGACCCGTCCACCGGTACCTATGCCCGCGTGCTGGACGCCGTCCAGTGAGCCGCATGGACCCCGAGACGCGCCCCGCCAGCGATCCCGCCCGCCAGGCCGCCGAGCCTCGCCAGACCCTCACTTACGCCGACGCCATCGCGCTCCTCGCCGCTTCCGGCTCCGGCGCGTTCTGGTCGGCCGCCGCGTTCCTGCGAGACGCGCAGGAGAGAGCAGAACGCCCATGAACGCTGCCAGCCGGCCCAAGCCACACCACATCATCGGCCTTGGCGGTCACGCCCGTTCGGGCAAGGACACCGTGGCCGCCTACCTGATCGAGCGCTACGGCTTCGTTCGCTACGCGTTCGCTGACGCGCTGCGGTACGCCGCCCTCGCCCTCGACCCCATCGTTGATTTCTCCTGGGATATCGACGCGATCACGTGGGCGCGTACGAACGTCCGCCTGTCCGAGGTGGTCGCCGCCGAAGGGTGGGAGACCGCCAAGGAACGGCCCGAGGTGCGCCGGACGCTTCAGCGCTACGGCGTGGCCATCCGCGAGCTTCAGCCCGATTTCTGGATCAACGCCGCTCTGTCCAAGGTCGCCGACGAGACGCGCCCCGTGGTCGTGACTGACGTGCGTTTCCCCAACGAGGTCGACGCGATCCGCGACCGAGGCGGTCTGTTCGCTCGCGTCACGCGGCCCGGGGCGACCGGGAACGGGCACATCAGCGAGCACGCCATCGACCACATCCCCGCTGACATCAACCTCGACAACTCGGGTTCCCTGCTCGACCTCGCCGCGGTCGTTGACCGCGCCCTCACTGGAAGGCTCTCATCGTGAGCGGTTTCACCGTCGCGTGGCTCGCGTGGCTCGCGTACTTCGTCGTAGTCGAGGGAGTCGCCCTGTTCAACAGCAAGGACGGAGACACGCTCTCTGAGCACGTCTGGATGTGGTTCGGGACGGTCCGCAGCAAGCCCGGCGACCCCGCACCCACCAAGGACCGCTCGGGCTGGACACAGGCCCGCAGGTTCGCGCTGGTGGCGTTCATGGCGTGGCTCTCGGTCCACTTCCTGAGCGGCGGGTGGGTCTGATGGTCGGACGCCGCCGCAAGCCCATCATGGTCATCCCTCTGACCAGCCGCGACCGGTGTGACCGGTGCGGCGCCGAGGGCCGTATCCGGCTGGTCCTCGGCCCGAACGACCTCGTGTTCTGCGCACACCACTACCACGACCACGAGGAAGCCCTGTTCTTCGCCGGCTGGTCGATCAACGACGACACGCGGGCCGCGCTCACCGCTCGGCCCGCAGATGTGAGGGGCGCATGACCTTCGGATTCACCAGCGCCAGCGCGAACGGCGATGTGGACAAGCTCGCCGATGCGATCTACGCCGACTTTGCGCTGAAGCGCGGTTCGGTGTCGTCCCGCCGCGTGGCCGCGTTCGTCACGGCGCGCAGCCTGCTCGACGATGGGCACGGTTCGCGCCCCTCGGCCGAGGACACGCTCGCCGTCGCGTCGTGGCTCACGACCGGCCGTGTGGACATCGTCGCCGACGACGATGACGAGGACGAGGAAGACGCGTTCGACGAGTCCGACGAATCCGAGGTGCTGCTCCGCGACTGGTGGGCGCCCGTGCGCCTGATCCGCCGCAGACGTGCATGATCGGGTTTCCCCCCGCCAGACACGTTATAGGTGCAGGGCTCTAGGTTCGTCTGGCGCCTAGTGCTGTTGACCCGCCGTGGATGCACGGGGGTCAGACGACCCCCTTTTTCACGCGAAGGCTTCTCCCTATGGCATGGTCAAACGACTCAGCGCGCCGTGGAGAGCTACCGCCTGACTGGCAAACCCTCAGGGCTCGCGTGCTGCGCAGGGACCGATACCGCTGCCAACTGACTGATGAGCGTGGTGTTCCGTGCGGCAAGCCCGCCTCGGATGTGGATCACATCCAACGTGGGAATGATCACAGCATGGCCAACCTCCGGGCACTGTGCAAGGCGTGCCATGCACGCAAGTCCAGTGCCGAGGGCGTGGCCGCACGCGCCTCGCGCTACCGCCCGCCGCGCGTGCACCCTGGCCTGACCAAGCCCTCAGCGCGTGTGTATGCGCCTGGTCAGGCCAAGCCATCATCGAATGTGCGTACGCCCCTGCCCCCTAGGCGGGGGCGGGCACGTGCCACACGCTGATCACACGTCGTGCACGTGATGACGCGCGCTTGAGGCGGGTTATTTTGCCCCTTGGGACAAACATGCAGGTCAGAGCCTTAGCGTAGGACCCGGGCATGACTCCCCCTCGACGCGCGAGCAAGCCCGGTTGGCATAGCAGCTACCTGTACGTACGGGCAGCCAACTTTCGGTAACCACCACACAGCAAGGGACGCGCGACAGTGCGTGATGATCACAACTACTCGCCGCCCGAGGACATCTTCGCCCCGGACAACTCCGAACGGGTCGTGTGGGGCTACCCGCTCGACCTCGCCGACTGGGAGAGCTGGATAGCGGGTCACTTCCCGTGGCGCCTGACCGGCGAGACACAGACCGCCTACGTCGCGCGCATCGCCCCGTTCTACCCCGACCACACAACCCCGGAGATCGCCCGATGGTACGAGCGCGCCGCCGAGTTCCCCGCGTGACCCTGCGCCACACCGGCCGGCCGCACCTTCGCGCGGGCGCCGCCCTGTCGGCCGCCGCCGCTGTCGTCGCCCTCGTCGCCGTCGCGCACGCCACCGCGCCGACGCCGCCCGCCGTCCCCTTCGTCTCGCCGCCGGCCGCCTCGGCGAGCGCTTCGCCGCCGGCCTCGCCGCCCTCGCCGCCCTCGCCGCCCTCGACGGCGCCCTCGACGCCCGCCTTGCTGCGCCCAACGTCGGGCGCACCCTCGACGGCGCCGACGCACCACGCGACGACGCGCCCAACGTCGAGCCCGACGCACCGCGCGTCGAGCAGGCCGACGACCAAGTCGACCCCGTAAGGACCCCGCATGTCCGCCTCGCCGATCGCATCCACGCCCGGCACCGACGCCCTGATCGCTGCCATCGGCCAGCTTGAGGCCGCGCTCCCGGCTGTCAGCCCGACGTCCACCACGCCCGACCTCGCCGCGTACAACGCCCTCGTGCAGACGATCATGGCTATCTGGTCGCCGCTGTTCAACCTCGACCAGGCAGCCAAGGCCGAGGCCGCCGCAGCCGCGCAGGCCGCCGCCGAGCAGGCCGCACAGAATCAGTAAGACGCCCCGGCTCGACCTCGCGCTCTGCGCCCTGGTCGCTGGGCCGCTGCGCCCCGCAGCGGGAAAGCGCGTGCATGCCGCGCACGGGGCCATTGGCCGATAGCTCAATTGGTAGAGCGTCCGCGTGAAATGCGGAAGGTTGCAGGTTCGATCCCTGCTCGGTCAGCAAACCCCCCGAGCGCACGGCTCAGCCGAACGCTGGCGCATACAGCCACGCGCGCGGGGGGCTCGACACTTCAACCCGCCCGAGGGGGTGACGCATGGCCAGAGGTACCGCGCACGCGCCCAAGCCGCCCGACCAGCGCCGCCGCCGCAACGCGCCGGCCGGCCCCGGTGAGCGTGTTTTCGAGCGTACGGGCGAGGTCTACGGCCCCTCGATCGAGGCCGCGACCTTCCGCGCCGTCTGGCCAGAGCCCGTCATCGCGTGGTGGGAGACCTGGCGCACGCAGCCGCAGGCCGCCTCGTTCGAGGGCACCGACTGGCAGCGCCTCGCCGACCTCGCCCCGCTCCGCGCCATGCTCCTCGACGACCTGTCGCCCGGTGAGCGCGTGAAGATCCTCAGCGAGGTGCGCATGAACGAGGAACGCCTCGGCGCAACCTTCACGGACCGCCAGCGCGCCCGAATCCGCTTCACCGACGCCGACCTCGACGAGGACGGCGCCCCCGGCATGGCCTCCGTCACCAGCATCGCCGCCGCGCGAGCCCGCTGGACCGATGAGGGCGACGACGACTAACGCCCGGCAGGCCCGCGCGTCCCACGACGAGGCAGGCCCCCCGCGTGAAGCCGATCAAGACCCTAGACCGCTTTGACCCCGAGATTCCGTCCCTCGGTTGGGGCGTCATCGAGTTCATCGAGACGTGGCTCATTCAGCCGGACGGCGACCACGCGGGCGAGCCGTTCGTTCTCACCCGCGAACAGAAGAATTTCATCCTCTGGTTCTACGCCCTCGCCCCCACCGGCCGTTTCCGCTTCCGCCGCGGTCTCCTGCGACGCGCGAAGGGTTGGGGCAAGTCGCCGTTCCTCGGCGCCATCTGCCTCGCCGAACTGGTCGGCCCCGTGGTGTTCGCCGGCTGGGACAGCAACGGCGACCCGATAGGCCGCGAGCACGCCTCGCCGTGGGTCGTCATCGCTGGCGTCTCCGAGACGCAGACCGCCAACACCCTCGACGCCGTCCGCGCGATGATCTCCGGCGAGTTCGCCGAGGAGTTCGGCCTCGACGTCGGCATCACGCGCATCTTCGTCGCGGGCGGCGGCAAGCTGGTTCCGATCACGACGAATCCGGCCACGCAGGAAGGCGCCCGCCCGACGTTCGCCGTCATGGACGAGGTCCATCACTGGACCATCGGCAACGGCGGTAAGAACCTCGCCAAGGTCATCCGCCGCAACCTGGCCAAGGTCCGGGGCCGCTCGATCGTCACGACGAACGCCCACAACCCCGCTCAGGACACGGTCGGCCGCGACTACTACGACGCCCACCTCGCGCAGGTCGAGGGCCGCACGCGCCGCGCTGACCTGCTCTACGACTGCACCGAGGCGCCCGCCCTCACCGACGAGGATTTCGCCAACGAGGAGACGCTACGCGCCGCCCTCAAGTGCGCTTACGGTGACGCGACGTGGGTCGAGTACGACGACCTGATCAGCGAGATCTACTCGCCCGACACCCCGATCGAGGACTCGTGTCGGTTCTACCTCAATCAGATCGTGGACGCCGCCGACGCGTGGGCCACGGCCGGGGAGTGGGACGGAAACGCCCTGCTCGACCTCGTCCCGCTCAAGTGCGCGGCGCCCGGTCAGTGGCGCAAGGGCGACACCGTCACCCTCGGGTTCGACGGCGGCCGGACCGACGACAGTACGGCCCTGGTCGCCATCCGCATCCGCGACGGCGCCCCGTTCGTCCTCGGCCTCTGGGAACGCCCGGACGGCACGGCCGGCGAGGGCTGGGAGGTCGACCGCGAGGCCGTCCGCGGCGCCGTTGACAACGCGTTCGCGACCCTCGACGTCGTGGCGTTCTTCGCCGACGTTGCCGAGTGGGAAACCGACGTTGACGACTGGCGCGACCGGTACGGCGAGCGGCTGTATCACAAGGCGACCGTCAAACACGCCGTGGCGTGGGATATGCGCGCCCACGGCGCCGACACCGTCCGCGCCACCGAAGCGCTGCACCGCGCGATCTGTGACAAGGCCATCCCGCACGACGGTGACCCGCGTCTACGCCGCCACGTCTTGAACGCGCGGCGCCGGCCCGGCCGCTGGGGTATCTCGTTCGGCAAGGAATCGCGCGAGTCGCGCCACAAGGTCGACGCGCTGGCCGCCATGCTGCTCGCCCGCATGGCCGCAACGTGCATCACCGGCACCAACGCCCTCGCCAAGCGGGGCGGAGTCGGAACGCTCACCGGCTACGGCCGGCGCAACCCCGCCATGGCCGCGCAGCAGGCCGCCAAGTACGCCGCCGCCATGGCCGCGCACACGGCCGCCGCCAACGCCCGCAAGGCCGCCGAGGAAGACCCCGAGACCGCCCGATACCGCCGCATGGCCGACGCCGCGCGAGCAGCCAAAGCCCAGTTAGGAGAGTGAGGCCCGTGGCGACCATCAGCAACCCCGCCGCCCTCGCCGCAGACCTCATCGCCCAGCATGGCGCCTCGACCGCCCGCACGGGTCATCACGGCGTCATCGCCCGCTACCTCGACGGTGACCATGACTTGCCCTACATGCCGCGCGAACACCGCGTCGAATACCGCATCATGGCGCAGCGCAGCATCACCAACCTCTTGCCGCGCGTCAGCGACACGTTCGTCAAGCTCCTGTTCGTCGAGGGCTACCGCGACAGCGGCGAGACCGACAACGTCAAGGCGTGGGACTACTGGCAGGCGAACAAGTTGGACGCCCGCCAGACCATCGCCCACCGCGGCGCGATCGAGTACGGCGCGAGCTACGTGCTCGTTCTGCCTGGCGACAAGGCGCCCGTGATTCGTCCGCTCGACCCGCTGCGCTCTATGGCGTGGTACGAGGACGAGGACGACGAGTGGCCGCAGTTCGGCTTGCGCCACCGCGGCAAGGACGCCTCGGGCGCGGTCATCTGGGAACTCATCGACGACGTGGCCGTCTATACGGTCGTCGGCTCCGGTTCCTCGTACACGCTGGTCACGACCGAGGAGCACGGCCTAGGCGTGACGCCGATGGTCCGCTTCCGCGACAGGCTCGACGGCAAGCCCACGGGCATCATCAAGCCGCTGATCATCCCGCAGGACCGTATCAACGACACCGTGTTCGCCCTGTCGATGGCCATGCATTTCGCTGCCTTCCGTCAGCGTTGGGCCACCGGCCTCGTCATCCCGACCGACGAGAACACGACCATCACGGTCCCGAACCCCGCCTACAACCCGGACGGCCCGAGCGACCCCGAGGCGAACCCGCCGTTCCTCGACATGCCGAACCCGAATTTCGGCCAGCCGATCGAGACGTTCCAAGCGGCCGTTGACCGGCTGTGGGTCACCGATCAGGCCACCGCCAATTTCGGCGAGTTCCATCAGACGACGGTTGACGGTCACCTCGCCGCGCTCGACGCGGTCATAGAGACCATCGCGACCCTCGGTCAGCTCCCGGCCGGCCTGCTCAAGGGCAACTTGGTCAACGTCTCGGCCGAGGCGCTGGCCTCGCTCTACGACGTGACCAAGCGTCAGGCCGACGTGTACGAACTTCTCTTCGGCGAGGCGTGGGAACAGGTCTTCAACCTCGCCGCCGTCGCCGCTGGCGATGAGCCCGACGAGAACGCCGCGGTGCGCTGGCGCGACACCGAAGCCCGCAGCTTCGCCGCGACGGTCGACGCCCTCGGGAAGATGGTCCAGCTCCTCGACGTCCCGCCAGAAGCGGCATGGGAGATGATTCCCGAGGTCACCGACACGGACATCAAGCGCTGGCGCAAGATGGCCAAGTCCGGCGACGGCCTCGCCGCCCTAACGGCCGCCCTGACGCGCCAGACGACGCCCAACGCCCCCGGCACACCCGCCGAGGCCGTCCAACAGGCGCAGGGTGCGCCCAACGTTGCGCCCTCGTCTCCGCCGGCCAAGTGACCTCGACCGAGGCCGCCACGCTGCAACTGACGGACGCCCACCGCGTCGCACAGGCGAACATCGCCCTCGATTCGGTGGGCAAGCTGACGGCCGCCTGGAAACTGCTCATGAAGCCGTCCAACCTCGACGACTTCGCTACCTACATGCTCGCGATGACCGAGGTCATCCGCTCGGGCCGTGCAACCTCGGCGCAGGTCGCCGCTGCGTATTACGACACGATGCGTGCCCTCTACGGCATTGACGACGGTTATGCGCCGCTCGTCGCGGACGCCGCCCCGACCGAGCAGATACAGACGTCGCTACTGGTCACCGGCCCCGTGCGCGCGAAAACGCTGCTCGGCAACGGCGATTCGATGGAAACGGCGCTGACCAAGGCCCTGTTGGCGAGCGCTGGCGCGACCACGCGCCTGATCGCCAACGGCGGGCGGGACACCGTCCGCGAGAACGTCAGCGGTGACCGCCGCTCAGTGGGTTGGCGGCGCGTGACCGATGGTCACCCCTGCGAGTTCTGCGCGATGCTCGCCGGCCGCGGTGCGGTCTACAAGTCCGACTCCACCGCGGGCGCAGACGACCCGTATCACGACCACTGTCTGTGCACGGTCGAACCCCTCTTCGACGCCTCGCCGGCCCGCATCCGCAGCAACGGCAGTCGACACGGCCGCTAGGCCCCAACCCCAACCCCCGCGTGATGGCAGGTCCAGCGCGCAACCACGTCCAGGAGACGCAACCACCATGCCCGAAACTGCCCCCGCCGCCCCGGACGCCACCTCGGCCCCGGACCCCGCCGCCGCCTCGACCGCGCCGACCGCGCCGGCCGAAACGCCGCCGTGGGGTGACGACTTCAACGCCGACCGCGCGTGGTCCCTCATCAAGGGCCTGCGAGGCGACAAGGAGAAGCTGACCGGCAAGGTCTCCGAGTTCGAGAAGGCCGCGCAGCAGCGCGCCGACGCCGAGAAGTCCGAGATTCAGCGCGCCGTTGAGCGCGCGGAGCGGGCAGAGAAGGCCATCGCGGACCGCGAGGCCGCCGAAAAGCGCACGGCCGTACTGAGCAAGCACGGTCTGAGTGCCGCGGACGCCGCATTCCTCGCGGGTGTCTCCGATGACGACTTGGACGCGCGCGCGGAAGCGCTCGCCGCCCGACTCGGCGTCGCCGCCCAAGCCAAGCACGACGCCGCCGAGGCCATCCCCGGCAAGCCCGTCCCCAAGCTGACCGCCGGTCACGAATCCAGTGACGCGCCGGACGCCTTCGACCCCTACGCGCTCGCGGACCGAGTCCACAAGCGCCTCATCTAAGGAAGGAACGCCACCATGGCGAACACTTTCAAGACCATCGCGGCCGACAACCTGTCGGCCACGGCGTCCGCGCTGGTGTCCAAGGACATGAGCATTGCGGGCGTCGTCAATCGCTCGTGGTCGTCGGACTTCGCCGGCAAGCGCGGCGCGACCGTGAACGTCCGGATCCCGGCCGCGCTGACCGCGTCCAGCCGCGCCCTGGACTCCGCGACCGCGCTGACCGTCGTCAGCCTGACCGAGACCACGCAGCCCGTCAGCCTGTCCACCAACATCTACTCGGCCGTGGCGCTGTCCGACGAGGACCTGACGCTTCGGATCGAGGATGGCGTCGCGCAGGTGCTCGCGCCGCAGACCCTCGCCGTCGCCGAGGCGGTCGAGAACCTGGTCGTGGCCAAGCTCCAGAGCGTCGCCGAGGCCGCCGCCCTCGATTCCATCTACACGATGGGCACCGTGGGCACCCTCATGCCGCTGTTCCTGCTCGCGCGCAAGACCCTGCGCGACATGGCGGCGCCGGCCACCGGCCTCTACGCGGCCGTGGGCACGGGCGTGTACGCGGACGTGCTGGCGCAGGTCTCCGCGGTCGGCGCCGAGGGCGGGGCGGACCCGTTCGCGAACACGGGCGCGGCCCGCATCGCGGGGTTCAACGTGATCGAGTCCAACCGGCTCCAGCCGACCGAGGCGATCTTCTTCCACCGCGACGCGATCACGCTGGCGCTGCGGGCGCCGGTCGTGCCGCAGGGCGTGCCCTACGGTGCGTCCATCCAGGCACAGGGTGGCGTTCCGGTCCGGCTGATCCGCGACTACGACGCCGCCGCGCTGGGTGACCGCCAGATCCTCAACGTCTACGCGGGCGCCGCGCTGATGAACGCTCAGGTGTCCTCGACCGGCACCCCGGTCAACTTCGTGCTGCGCGTCAACGACGGCGCCGGCTCGTAACCGGCTGCGCCCAACGTTGGGCGCATCAGGGGGTCGCTGTCCTCGGCCGGCGACCCCACCCCTGTCTTCGACACCTCGAAAGGACGACCCATGGCCGCCACTTCCGGCACTCAGAACGAGGTCGTGCGTCTGCTCCAGGAGCTTGAGCGCGCCTTCCTGACCGGCGGTCCGGCGAGCATCGCCGCCGCCCGCGCCAAGCTGACCGCCGCTCTCGCCGCGTACGACGCCTAACCCCCGGAGGCCCCGCGATGTCTGCCCTTCCCCCGCTGGCGACCGTTGCGCCGCTTGAGGTCCGCCTCGGGCTGACCCCCGGCACCCTCGCCGGCAACGACCTCGCCCGCGCCGAGGCCGCCATCGCGGACGCCTCCGACCTGGTCCGCGTCGAGAGTCACGTCAATTGGACCGACTCGACCGGCTCGCCCGAGGCCCCGCCCGCGGTGGTGGTGGTCGTGCTGCAAATCGCTATGCGCGCCTACAACAACCCCAACGGCTACGCCAGCGAGACCGTCTCGGCGGACGGCGCGACCTACAGCAACAGCAACAACCAACAGGCTCTCGCCATCTACCTCACGGCCGATGAGTTGCGCACCGTCCTGACCGCCGCCCGGCTCGCCACCTACGGCACCGGCACGCACGCGTGGCACGGCACCGGCTCCATCCTGACGTCGAAGCCCGACGTTCGGGGGCGCGTCGCCGGCTACATCCCGTGGACGTGGCGCCCGTGAAGTTCCCCGATGACGTCACGATCCTGCGCGCGACCGAGGCCGACGCCTACGGCAACCCGAACGCCGCCGGCTGGACCGCAACCGGCCCCGCCATCAAGGGCGCCGTCCTCGGCCTGGCCGCGCTGTTCCTCCCGCCGGCCGCCGACATCCGCCCGCGCGACCGCGTCAGCGTCCACGGCGGGCTCTACGCCGTGAAGAACGCCCCTACGCCGCTCGGCCCGCCCGGCAAGCGCGTCATGTGGGCCGTCACCCTCGAACGACTCCCGGACGGTGCCTGATGGCCAAGGGGAACGTCGAACTTGACCACAAGGGCATCGCGCAGCTCCTCAAGTCCGCCAAGTTCCGGGCCGTTGTGCGGGACGCCATCGACGACATCGACGCTGAGGTATTCCACCTGATCGGCACGGACGCCCCGGCCCCCATCCACGAGTTCACCACTGACCGCACCTCGGCCAGCATCTCGGTTCCCGCGCCGCTACAGGCATCGCACGGAATCCTGACGCGGGCTGTCGAGGCGGCCGGCTTCGAGTTGAGGGAGCGCCACCCGTGACCGAGACGGTTTTCGGTACCTCCCTCCCGGCCGTGCCGTACGCCGAGGACGGCACCGGCCTGACCGTGGGTACGCAGTTCACGCCCACCGTTGACGGACACGTGACCGCCGTGCGCCTGTTCACGTCGAGTCCGGCGCCGCTGGACCCGATCGACTGGAAGCTACTCGGCGCGGATGGTTCGTCCGTGCTGGCCTCCGGCACGTGGTCAGTCGGCCAGCCCGGCGGAACGTGGATCGAGGCGACCCTCTCGACTCCGGTCGCTGTGGTCGCCAATCAGGTTTACGTCGTCGCCGCCGGAGTGCTCAAGCGCTACGTGGCCTCACAACACGCCTTCGACGTGCCCACGGGCGCCGCGCACCTGACGGCGCCGCAGGGCGCCGGACACTTCACGATCGGCACGGGGTTTGGCTTCCCCACCACGCTCTACGCCAACTCGGGCTATTTCGTCGACGTGGCGTTCGCGCCGGCCGCCGACACCCCGCCCCCGCCGCCGACGTACGGCCCGCTCTGGGACTTCGGCGACCCGCTCAAGGGCACCTTGGCCATCCTGCGCGCCGCCACGCCCCCGGCCGGCGCCGCGCCCACCTGGGGCACCCGCGACCCGAATACGGCCGCCACGGGCGGCCCTGGCCTCCCGTATGGCGTCGTCGCGTCCGACAGCGAGACGTCCAAGACCGCGGCCGACGCCACCGCCACCGTACGTGTGACCGTCTGGGCCGCGACGCCCGAGGAAGCCCGGACCCTCGCCGGTTGGGCGCGGGCCGTACTGCTCGCCTCGCACGGCGACGGCGCCAACGTGCGCCACTACGGCCGCTCGACCGGCCTACTCCCGACCACCGATCCGAGCGGCAAGTTCCCTGTCTGCTCGTTCACCGTAGCGGCCCGCCTGCTACCCGTTCCGATCTAGGAGGACACCGTGAGTGGTGACCTGACGAACGCCGCGCTGTGGCAGAACGCGGATGTCTACATTGCCCCCGCCGGCACGGCCGGCCCGACCGACGTTTCGACCGCGTGGGGGTCCGGCTGGGACGCCGTGGGCCTGCTCGACGGCGACAAGGGGCTGACCGAGGCCCGGTCCGACACCTCGAACGACTTCTACGCGTGGGGCGGCATCTTGGTCAAGAAGACCAAGAGCAAGCACAAGCGCACCATCAAGTTCATCGCGTTGGAAGACAACGCCACCGTGTTCGCTCTGATCAACCCCGGCTCGACGCGTACCACCGCGTCCGGCCTGACCACGGCGTCCGTGGTCGTCCCGACGAACACCGAGTTCGCCATCGGCTTCGAGGTCCGTGACGGTCTGAAGATCCGCCGCCGGACCGTCCTGCGCGCGACGCTCGACAGCGTCGGCGACGTGGTCGACTCCGAGGCCAACCTCGTCGCCTACGAGGTGACCGTCGTCCTGTACCCCGAGTCTGACGGCACCCTCTACACCGACGTCAGCGGCGTTGTCACGGGCTGATCAGCCCCGCAAGACCAGAGCCCGAAGCGCGGCCGTGGGAAGCGCGCTTCGGGCTCTTTCCTTCCCACTTTCCCCTTCCCGCCCCTGTCCACGGAGGACACCCCATGACTACCGCCGCTCGCAAGTCCGCCCCCGCCAAGGCCGACGCCACCGGCTCGAACGTCTCGTTCGAGCACGACGGTCAGACCTACTCCGTCCCGCCCGCGTCCGAGTGGGGCGTCGAGACGCTGGAGGCGTTCGAGGACGGGAAGATCATCGCCACCGTCCGAACGCTGCTCGGCGACGAGCAGTGGTCCAAGTACAAGGCCAAGGGCCGCAAGGTCACCGACCTCGTCAGCCTGTTCGAGGCGATCCAGGCCGCCACGGTCGGCCCGGGAAACTGACGCGGCTCGCCGCTGCCCTCGACGAGTACCCGGGCGCCGTAGAAGCCGATTTCCAACGCTTCTACGGCGTCGACTTGGGAGACCTCTGGCGCGGCGAGCTTTCGCCCCGACGTGCGGCCGTCCTGCTCAACCAACTACCGGTCGGTAGCGCTGTTTGGGCTGCTCAGGCTGGCGTCCCTTACGGCTGGTCACTCACCGACATCTTGCTCGCCGACGTATTCCACGCGCTGACCGGCGAGGCGCACCCCCTGCACCCGAGCAACGGCACGCAGGCCAAGGCCAAAACGCAGGCCACCACCATCGACCGCCTCAAGGCTCAGCGCGAGCGCCTGGCCGCGAGGAATGCCGAGGAGGCCACATAGGAGGCACCCCGTGGCAAACGTCGGCTACGCCACCATCAGCATCATCCCGAACCTTGACGGGTTCCAGAAAAGGCTGAACGCCGAAACCGAGACCGCCTCGATCAGCGCCGGCAAGTCCGGCGGCGCCGGCCTCGGCACCGCCATGATAGGCACCCTCGGCGGTCTCGGTATCGGCCTGGCCGTCACCAAGGCATTCGACATCGGCAAGTCCGTGTTGGAGTTCGACAGCGGTATTCAGCAGGCCACCACGGCGCTGACGTCGCTTCTCCACAGCGCGCCGGCCGCAAACGCCCTGATCGATCAGCTCCAGAAGCTCGCGCAGACGTCGAGCGAGCTGGACACCGGCTCGGCCGTGAAGCTCGGTCAGATCCTCGTCGGCATGGGCGACCCCGTGAAGAACGTCACGGCGGACATGACCGCCCTTGGCGACGCGACGGCGGGCGTCGGCGGCACCCCGGAAACGCTCGACGCCCTCGCCCGCGCGTGGGGCCAGATGGCCGCCAAGGGCAAGATCCAGTCTGACGAGATCTTGCAGATGACCGAGCAGGGCGTTCCGGCGCTCCAGCTCCTCGCCAAGGCGTACGGCGTGCCCACGGGCGAGATGCAAAACATGATCTCCAAGGGTCAGGTCTTGTCCTCGGACGCCTTGCCCAAGCTGCGCGACCAGATCGAGAAGTCCTTCGGTGGCGCTGACGCCGCCGCTGGTGCAAACAGCATCGGCGGGGCGTTCGACCGCATCAAGGAAGCGGCCATCAGCCTCGCCGGCTCGGCCGCTATGCCGATCATCAAGGCGCTGACGCCGATTGTCGCGAACCTCGCTAACGCCCTCGGCTCGCCCGAGGTGCAGACGTTCGTCAACGCGATCGGCCCCAAGCTCGCCGGCCTGTTCACGGGCTTTGGCGGCGCGAGCGGCCCGATCTCCAAGCTCGGTCCGTCGTTCATGGGGATCGTGTCCGCGGGCGAACGGCTGTGGACGGTGCTTCAGCCGATCGTCACGCAGATCTTCGATCGGCTGCGGAAGGAAATCCTTCCGAACCTGGTCCCGTTGCTACAGAAGGCATTCAAGGCGATCGGCGACGCACTCGACACGCTCGGCGTGGTCGTCGGCAAGCTGTGGCAGATCTTCGGCCCGTCGATCCTCAACACCATCAGCATCGTCTTTAAGACCATCGTGAAGCTGATCAGCGACGCGTTCGACATCCTTGAGGGTGTCTTCAAGGTGATCAAGGGCCTGTTTACGGGTGACTGGTCGCTGCTCTGGCAGGGCGTCAAGGACATCTTTTCCGGCGCCTGGCATTTCATGACGGACTGGCTTTCCGGTCAGCTCGCCTTGTGGGGTCAGGAGTTTTCGGCCGCGTGGGCGTTCATCAAGGGGCTGTTCTCCGGTCTGGCCGACTGGTTCATGGTCGAGGTGTGGGGCCGGATCGTCACGGCCGCCAAGTTCTACATCGCCTTGACCGTCGCCCCGTTCGTCCTGGCGTGGGACGCCATCAAGTTCGCATGGAGCGCCACCGTCGCGTTCTTCCAAAAGATCTGGACGGACATCGTCGGCGCCGTCAAGACCAGCGTCGCCGCCATCCAGGACGCTTGGAGCGGCACCGTCGCGTTCTTCTCCGAGATCTGGGGCGCCATCGTCGGTGCCGTGAAGACCAGCGTTGACGCGGTCGTCACGTTCTTTACCGACCTTCCCGGTTGGATCCTCGGCGCCCTCAAGGCGCTCCCCGGCCTCGCGCTTCAGGGCCTCAAGGATTTCGCTTTCGCGATCGGGTACGGCCTCGGCCTCGCGTACAAGGAAATCTTGGCCTTCCCCGGACAGGTCACCGACCTGTTCACGTCGCTGTGGCATGACGTCACAGCACTCGTGAGCGCGCTGTGGAGCGACGTCACGGGGTTCTTCAAGCGCATCGCTCTGGACGTGTGGAACGCCCTCACAGCGCTGCCAGGACAGGTCAGCGACCTGTTCACGTCGCTGTGGCATGACGTCACAGGTGTCGTGAGCGCGCTGTGGAGTGACGTCACGGGGTTCTTCACGCGCATCGCCGTTGACTCGTGGAACGCCCTCACAGCGTTGCCAGGACAGGTCAGCGCTCTGTTCACGTCGCTGTGGCACGACGTCACAGGACTTGTGAGCAAGCTGTGGAGCGACGTCACGGGGTTCTTCAAGCGCCTCGCCGAAGACGCGTGGAATGCCCTCACGGCGCTGCCCGGACAGGTCGCCGGTCTGTTCACAACGCTGTGGAACGACGCCAAGTCGGCTGTGGAGACCGGTGTCAACGCCACGGTCGGGTTCATCCAGTCCTTGCCCGGTAAGGCCATGGACGCGCTGTCAGGACTCGGCGGCGTCATCAAGGACGCCTGTAAGGACGCTGTGAAGTGGCTCGAACAGGCGGGCGAGGACGTCATCAACGGCCTCATCAATGGCATCAAGGGCGCATGGCACAAGGTCACCGACCTCATCGGGAGCCTCGGACACGCGATCTCCTCCGGCTTCTCCGCCGCGATCGACAGCCACTCGCCGTCGCGGGTGTTCGCCAAGCACGGCCGGGACATCGTCGCCGGTGTCGTGGTGGGCGTCACCGGCACGCAGCATCAGGCCATCGGCGCCGTTCACGAGATGGGGCTCAACATCGCCAACGCCTTCAGCAACGGCGGTCCGGTGGGCGTCGGCGCATCGCTGGCCAACGCCGTAGGCGGGGGCCGCACTCTCAACTACTACGCAGGAAGCGGCGGGCTTTCCTCCGAGGAAGACCTGTTCGCCGCCGCCGGTCGAGCAAGGATGGTGTGGTAAATGCCCAAGCTCCGCTTGGAGTCCCCCACGGACTCGT